TGTGGTATTGTGAAACCATTGCTGCCTCTAACCCGTGTGGTACAAGATAACGTTTGCCTCACGTAAAAAATCTTCTCTGATTGACTTGGAAGCCTTACAGGGCGACAGGGCGCAAGCAAGGAATTAGTCCTGTGCAGCGTGACAGACTAAGCGAGAAGAGCGAACAGAAATAATTATTTTATTTGCAATGTCTTTTTTGACCTCATTTTTGCGTATATATAGTAGGAGAGGTTGTTCTCTACTATGTTCGCAACCAAGGGGGGTTAAATGCGACTTTGCAGATCATGTAATGAAACAAAAGAAGACACTGAATTTACACGACGTGGTGGCGGTAGATTAGGTCTTCAAGCAGATTGTAATGCTTGTTCTATAAAAAGGGCAAGAGATTATCGACAAAATACTCGGGATCGAGTGGGTCTTTATAAACTCGAAAAGGGTTGTGAAGATTGTGATTTTAAGGCTGAACACAGTTGTCAGTTAGATTTAGATCACATTGACCCCAGCACAAAAACGTATCAGGGTGCGCATAAAGCTTTTGATGCGGGTTGGTCTTGGAAACGTATTGAAGATGAACTTACAAAATGCCGTGTTTTGTGTAAAAATTGTCATGCCTTAAGGACTTATAAGGAAAGGCATTGGGAAAATTTTTATACAACTGTTCGTATGCGATAGTCGGGCTTAGATGTTGAAAAGCTGTAAACAGACATCTAAGATCGGAACAACCTCTTCCCCCGCATGGTGCTTGCCTCCTTGGTTCGTTCAATCTAACCAAATACCTTGTGAACACCTCTGAAACATCTGGTTGGATGTCTTCGGGTTATGAATTTGATGTATCTAAATTCATTGCGGACATCCCACATGTTGTTCGTGCTATGGATAATGTTAATGACGTAACAGTTTATCCACTTAAAGAGCAAGAAATGGAGGCTAAGAGCAAGCGACGGATGGGACTTGGTCTTACAGGTGTAGCTAACGCAGGAGAAATCTTGGGGCTTCAATACGGCTCCCCGTCCTTCCTGAAATGGCTTGGCGATGTAATGGAAGTTTTCCGTGACAAAGTTTACCTAGCGTCTATTAACCTAGCTAAAGAGAAAGGGGCTTTTCCTCTTTTTGCTCAAGATTATTTGGAGTCAGGGTTTAGTAAAACCCTCCCAGAAAACATTAGAGACGAAATCAGGGTGAGTGGTATCCGTAATAGTCACTTGCTGTCTATCGCTCCAACAGGCACCATCAGTCTGTCAGCAGATAATATTTCTTCTGGTATTGAGCCTGTGTTCTCCCACAGCTACGAAAGGACTATTCAAACTTTTGAAGGGCCTCGTGTGGAAAAAGTGGAAGACTTTGCTTATCGCATCTATGGTGTAAAAGGCAAGACGGCAGATGAAACCCCTGTCCAAGATCACGTAGAAGTTCTTAATCTTGCAAGCAAATATGTAGATTCTGCCTGCTCTAAAACTTGTAATGTTGGTGCAGATGTTACGTGGGATGAGTTTAAAGATGTTTACATGCGAGCTTGGCTAGGTGGGGCATCTGGTTGCACGACCTTCAGAGCAGCCGGGAAACGTTATGGTGTTCTTAATGCCTCTGCTGTAGAGGATGTGGCTATAGAACAACCCAAAGAAGAAGACACCTTCATTGACGAGAAAGATGTTATTGGGGGTGCTTGTTACTACGACCCAAAAACAGGTATTAGAACATGTGAGTGATTATGTGGCACACCATGCAAATACACGAAGATGACAAACAAAAAGAATCTCCTGTATTAAATCAATATGGAGAGCCTTTTGTAACTAGAAGCAGCTTCAAAATTGGGTTTGATTTAAAGCCCACGAAGGAAAAACCTAATGTTGGAAAAACCACGGGGCAAGCGGGTAACTCGTTACCGTAATTCAGAGGAAGAGGGGGTTGGCCGTGTGGTCAACCTCCAAGCCATGAATGAAAACCAAAAGACTTATCTAAAAGCTTTGAAGACAGCAGAACAGATTTTAGTGTTTGGTTTCTCAGGAACAGGTAAGACATACATTGCAGCCACAGAAGCTGCCAACCTGTATTCTCAGAAGAAGGTTGATAAGATCATTATCACTCGTCCTAACGTTTCTGTTGGTAAAGACTTGGGTGCCCTTCCGGGGACAAAAGATGAAAAGTTTGCCCCTTGGGCTGCACCTGTTCTTGATGTATTAGAGGAGCATTTGGGCAAGGGTGTTGTAGAAACCGCCATTAAGAGCGGAAACATAGAGATGGCTCCTCTGACTATGATGAGAGGCCGTTCCTTCCATGATGCTTTCATCATTTTAGATGAGGCTCAAAACTGTTCTGTAGCCGAAATCAAAATGTTTATCACCCGTGTCGGAGAAAATTGTAAAACCGTCATTAACGGGGACATTAAACAGTCAGACATTAAGATGGAAAGCGGTTTGTCAAAGCTTCTTGAATTGGTTGAAAAACACAATCTCCCAGTTCCTGTCATTGAATTTGGTGTCGATGACATCGTTCGTGGTGACTTGTGCAAGCAATGGATTATGGCCTTTGAGGGTCAATAAAAAATAAAAAAGGCCGGGGAAAGCGTTATGCTTTCCCCGGCCTTAATCATTTCTAGTTACCAAATCTACTTTTTAAAATCTTATCACTAAGTTTCACATAGCCTTTGATTCTCTCAATCTCATACAGATCAAGCTCATCGTTTTGCTTCGTAATACCAAGCTCTCTTTTAGCCTCTGCAATATCATTTGGCGGAATGGAGAGAAGATTCTTTCTCTCTATTAATAATTTTCCACCAAGCCCACCCATCAAACCCGAATTGAGCTTTGTATTAATTTCTGTCTTAGCATGACTAAGCATAAGATTAACAGCTTTCATTTTATCGTTCATAGACAATTTTTGATAAGCTGGGGAGGCTAACATAACCTTGGCCTTTTCTTCCAATACTGGAAAAATAACACTATTTACAAAGTTATCATAGGCAGCATCACCACTGAAACTGTCAACACGAAAAGGAGGCTTGTTAATCTGCCCCAACAAAGTGGTAATAGCTGTCCTGTTCTGTTCAGACGGTGTGCCGAACGTGGCCATCACTGGATTACCAGACTTCAAATCCCCCTCAGATGTAGCAGACCTTTTAGGTTCCCCATAAATCTTTCTCCCTGTTTCATCAGGCGTCCCAATCAACAAACTAAAGAAGTTGTTGGTATAAGAAGAAGCTTTCTGGATAATTGCATCAACACCTTCAGCTTGTTTTTTATCAATGGCTGCTGTGTTGATCACACCTTTGTAATCAAGATAGGCACCCCCAAGATCATTAAGTGGGTCAAGGGGACGAGTTAGGCCCCCCACTATACCAGCAACACTGCTTGCAACACTCTGTATAAGTGTTGTAGCTACAGGGTCTGCCCCATCTTCCTGCTCGTTAACGAAATACTCACCAAAGAGTTTTACCACTTCAAAAGAGCCTAAATCTTTAAGGGCCGAGGGAACAGCAAGCTGTCTCCCCAAATCAACGATAAGTTGTTTATCAATCGGAATGTTGCTCGCCCGATTGTAGCCCATTCTCCCGACAAGGTTGAGAAGCCCAAGTGGAAACATGTTGTCCACTCTATGAACAGCCCCATCAGAATCTCGTTCTTCAAACCATTGCAACCCTTCGTCCTGTTTGTCCCCTTCACGCATAGCAGCCATATAGACAGCCGTTGATCCAACAATACCACGGGACATTCTTTCTCCCATGTTCATGTCAAGCTTACTACCTGCCATGAGTTTTGTCACTTCGTGAACAAGACCAAGAGGACTATGCTTCCAAGTGAAAGCAAGCATACTATTGACAAACTGACCAAAAGGCCAAATAAATCCACCAATAGCTGATCTAGAGATTTCTTGAGAAATCTTTCCAGCCTCTGCTGCAAGGTCACTAAACTTCTCAGGGATGTTCTTTCCCTTCACCCTTTGACCAGCAAAGCTTTGAGAAAAAGTATCTTCCTGTAAAACTCTTGTAGCATTCTCCCACATCTCGTCTGTGATCTCGTGAGTTTTATTTTTCAACAAAACTTCATCAAGTCCCATCCCCAAATGTAGTCGAGCTTGTTTATCAAGTTCTACAACACCTGACATAGCTTTAGTCACAACATCTTGGGCATGGACGAGAGACACTCTTTGGGCCATTGTAATATAACCCTCTGTAGCTTTTACAAGCTTGTTTTGAGGGTTGACACCAAGTTTTTCTGGGCCAATTCCCATATCAACACCTTGGAAGAAATGGTGATGAATTTTCTTCTGGGTTTCTTTTGGTGCCCGATCAACAAGATCACTAAATCCCTTCACCGTAGTAAAAGGGTCAATAGCTACACGAGTCATATAACCAAGGTTTTGCCACAGGGCCTTAGCCTGCCCTATTTGCAAATCCCCACTTTCCATGCCAAGCATCTTCTTAGTTCTACCAAATCCCCACAAGGAAGCCATTTGAAGGGCTTGGGCAGGAACTTTAATCCCTTGGGAAATCCCCCAACCTTTTACGTTGACAACGGTTGTGCCGGGGTGAGAAGTGATAAGCCTTTTAAACACAGACCCCCAATATTTAAGGAGTTGTGGATTAGGCACCCCCTCTTTGGCAAGTCCCTCTGCGTCGATAATAGTATCAGCAGCTTTTTTGTTTGTTACTGCTACGTTTTGGTAGGCTTCTAAGAATTTTCTGGATGTAGAAGCCTTATTAAACCCCTGCCCCTCTTCACGCATTACATTAGCAAAGATACTGGTAGCTTGGTCAAAAGTGATACCAGCGTGTTCAGAGAACATCTTATTGAGGCTGGTTCTTGCTTCTTCATCCAAACCTTGTGCAAATTGAACTAGGTTGTGAGAATAACTTCCAGCAGCACTATCATCAATCTTTACGCCGTTTTTCTGCAAGATTCTGGTAAAGCTGTTGGGGTCGTGAATGTCAAAGAACCAATTACGGATGGAGACGCCAAGTCTTGAATCATTATTAATGTCTCCCCCCTCTTTAGCTAAATTAATCCAATCAATCTGTTTACTCGTTAAAGCAGCTTCCATATCTTTTGTAACAGACCTACTGACAGCAGATTTTCTAGCAGCGTTAGCTACATCAATCTTAGCACCAGCATCGGTTAGTCCAGAGGCTCCCTTAACAGGTTTGAAATGGGCAGCAGAAAGAACAGAGGAGGACGAACCAATTAATGTGGCCATAATGTTTTGCGCTACACTAAATTGGTCTTGTGCCCCGGCTTTCATATAGGTGTCTTGGGCAAGAATGTCCTGCACAGATGATAAAGCCGCATCAGATGTAAGGTTGATTGCCAAGGCTCTCTTTGCATAAACTTTAGACGCAGCCCTGACAACCTCTCTGTTAGCCTCTTTTGTGGCAATTTTGGTGGCACCTTTTTTAACAGAAGCGGCTGTGACACCTTCTGCCACCTTCTCTGCCATCTTGATAATACCCTCTTTACCAGCCTCAGAGGCAAGCTTTCCACCAAACATCTTACCCAAACCAAAGCTCATGTAAGTGGTTGGGTCTGTAGCTACACCAAGAACATAGTCTTTGGTGGCACCCATTGCACCCCCAAAACCTTCACTAGTAGCAGCGTTGGCAATATGGTCATAAAGCTTAAACCCCTCCCCATACACCACCCTGTCTTGGTCATTAGACACACCCACATCAATAGCCTCTTTGGCTGTGTATGCAGCGTTGGATTCAAACCAACGCATGTGGGTCATATAGGCATCATAAGCTTCTTCGTCTGTCTTTACATCTTTACGAAGGAAAGTGGGGTCAGGCTTGTTGCTGTAGATTGAATCGGCTGTAGTAGACATGAATTTACGAATAGTGTCCATCTTAGCCGGATCAGCCAAAACTTGTTCTTTAGTAAATTTAATTTGGTCGTCAGCCTCTTCTTTTTTCTTTTTCTCCGCGTCAACCTTGATAAAATCAATTGGATTTACCAAATTAGTTTTGGGTTGTGCTGGGACGGAGGGTTGAGCAATCCCCAAAAGTTTAAATGGGTCTGTCAGAAGCTGCCCCAATGCTATTCTCCTTTGAGAAGCGATTCTCTATAATAAATCAAAGCTTGTTTCATTTGATCGTTAGAAGAGGTGTATTGTTCCCCACCTTTCGTATACGTAGTAGTCCCATCCCCATTATCTACAAAATTAGAAAAACCGAGACGTTTCAAACTCATTGTAACAGAGGGGTCTAGGGGTTCTGTGCTGGGAGGCCCTGTAGGGGCCTCTACAGGGGGTGTAGTGGGTTCAGCAGTGGTTGGTGGCTCAGAGGTGTCAACCCCTTCTGTAGGGCTTCCTACGGCCTCTGCGGGGCTATCTGGAAGTGTGAAGCCATATTTGATTTGCAGGTGTTCCATAATTGCTGGATTGCTGCCATACAAGCTTGCCACCCTACGAAGAACTTCATCCCTCAAACCTGCTTCGTCCACCCCTGCAAATTGTGGGTCAGACATAACAATTTCCGGCAACCCCTCGAAAGTTTTATCTGCACTGTTCATTTCATCAACACTAGGGGTGTTGTCGGCAGAATATGTTTTCATATTGTCAATATTCGGCGTAACCGTTACATCCCCAAGAGGGTGATTAGGGGCAGCTTGATCACCATACTGAATAGCTTGTTCCGCAGTGAGTCCGGGGGCTACCATAGTTGTGGAAAGCTTGTCACGTGCTTTGTCCATTTGGTTGTAGCCAAAAGCATTAGCCCAAATAGTTCCCTTTGGATTATCTTTCAAACCCTCTGGGTCAGTCTCAGCAGCAGACACAATAGGATCATACATACGAGTAAAGAACGTAGCAAAATCCTCATTGGGATTTGCAATCTCTTTACTTAGCTCGTAGTTATCACGAAAAAATTGTTCGTTAATAGGAACATTGGCGTTAGCAGATAATTTAACAACCTGATTGTAAAAATCATCCAAACCTGCTGGGTCCATATTAGCTTGTGCTAGAATGATGTCGTGTGGGACACCCATTGCCTCAAGCTTTCTTGCGGCTGTAACACCACTATCTACTGCCGCCCCAACCCGTGCTTTATTAGCTAAACCAGCGGTGCGGGCAATATCAACTTGCTTGTTGAAATAATCTCTGGCCTCTGCCCTTCTAGTCTCCATCTCATCTGCTTGGGCATTAAAAAAACCTGTTGCAAACCCAGACCCAAAAGCATTCATTATTTTCTCCTTTGGATAAATGGTGTTTTCTCTACAGACTCTTCTGCCAGATTATCTTGACTAGGGGGTTCTGCCATTTCTTCTTTAGCAGCAGCCACGTCTTCTTGAGAGGGGGGAGAGGGGTTTTCAAGAGCAACGGTGACAAGGTGTTTAATTCTGTCTTTGTCCCTCTTAGCCCTCTTCTCGTCTTTAGATGGACCAGCTTGTTCTACAATGTCAACATCAGCCGCTTCTGCCAACATCCTAAAATGTTCGTGAAGAACAGGAGAGATCAAAACTTTGACATCAACCGTATGATAGCCGTTCATAACACCAGCAGAAGTGAGAGAATCTACGAATGTCTCAAGAGGAAATTTTTGTTCAAGTGTGAACATCAACTCGTCAATGGCATCTTCGTCATCAAACTTTTTAAAATAAAAAGCCAAAGCTTCTTCTGGGGTGTCATACAAAGGGGGCTGTTGCCACGGAGAATCTCCTACACCCTTGGTAAGAGACATTCCGGGAATAGGGGCTTTAAACGTCATTAAGATTTTTCTCTTCTTTTAATAATGGGATTTGGTTTAGGACGGACGAAGGCTACATCACCCTCATCTGAAAGAGGGGGTAAACCAGTGGCAATAGAATAGACTTTATCAGCATAACTTGGGTCAGTAGCATAGCCAGACCTGCCCAAGGCCCTCACTTGTTCTTCGAGGGAACCAGCTTCCCTCATACTCTTATATCGTGGATTTTCCATAAGAAATTCCCCATAACCCCTAACGCTGTCAGCAGGACTATCAAATCGTCTAAACGACGCATTCTCTGTAACAGTTTTACCATTAACAACTTCATTTGTAGCCATAGTGGCCCCACCGGGTTTACCATGAGATTTGAGACCAAAATAGTTGTTATTAGGGGCACTCTCTCCCCAACCAGACTCTACAGCAGCTTGAGCAACGATAATACGTGGATCAACACCTGTTTGCCTGCCGACCTCAATTGCTGTGGGATATATAGCAGCAATAAATTCCTCTTTATTCTTTAGATTAATTATCCCCGAATTAGGAGTTAACGGTCGATCAGGAGAATAGGTGGACGGAGTGTCTCCACGACGAGCAATAAGGGGTGCTGCATCTTCTTCGATAGTTCTTTTACGTGGAACTACTGGTTCTTCCACCACAACAGCCTTCTGAGCTTTTGCAACACGTGTCTTGATTTCTTCAGAGGCGGCTCTGATTTCCTTGAGCCACTCCACAGACTTCTTCCCCGTATCCTCTGGTGTCTTTACCTGAGTGTTATTACGAATAGGGATAAACCCTGTGGTTTCTTTTTTAATTTGTGGGGCAGTCTCTGTAAAAACTTGTGCTTTTAATTCTTTGAGGGCATTCTGATAATCCATCATTCACCCCCAAAAATATTGTCAATGATATTACTTGCAAACCTACCAAGAGCTTGCCCAGTTGCATTGCTATTAGCGTCTTTGGTAGCCATCTTGCTCATAACCAACTCGTGATTACGTTGTTTAGCATTTTCACCCGCTTGGAAAGCAAACGTGTAAGCGTCCTGTTCACGAAGCATCAGGTTGTTATAGGCAGCCATTGTCATACCTGTAGCAGCTTGAGCATTAATACGGTTAGCCTCGTTAGCATTCTCGTTGTTAGCTGTTGTAACGGCCCTTCTCCAAGTTGCGTTAGACTGATCAATAATTAATCTGTTACCAGCATTAAACTGATCTCGTTGATCGTTCATCTGACGGTTAAACATTGACACTTTATTTGTTTCACCAACGTCAAACTGCTCCATTGCATTTTTTTGAGCAGCATTGAATTGACTAACCTGTGTCTTTAGGTTAGCAAAGAATTGATCTGTTTGTGCTTGACTAGTAGCATTGAATTGACGAGAAGCATTCTCAGCAGCTTGATCTGTGAACAACCCTTGAATAATGGCCTGACTTTTGAACAGATCAGTTTGTTGATCGTTCCGAAGGTTTTCAATATCCATCGTCAAGAACGACTGAGCATTCTGAAGACGAGCTTGTTGACGATTGTTCAGATTTGTTAATTCAAACTGAGCAAAAGTGGAAGCGTCTTGTGCAGCAATGCTAATAGCACTTTCCATTGCGGATTGTGTAATAGCATCAGCAGCCATAGAAGAACTAGACAAGCCTCTTTGTGCCATAACAGCACTAGCAGCCCTCATAGCACCAGCAGCCCAAGCGGGGGGAGTGCCACCATCAAATTGCGCCATAAGCTTGGACAATTGACCTTGCACTGTTGCGTCGTCGGATGGCTGTGCTGTAGCAGCTTCAACCTGACTATTCTGACTTACAGTGCCATGCACTCCTGTCATACCATCAGTGGCTGATTTAACAGCACCTGCTGTAGTGGCCGTCTCAACTGTAGGGGCTGCTGTAGTTGCTGGTGTCTCTGCTGTAGATGTGGTTCCAACTGTAGAAGCAGCAACATCTGGGTTAGCCCCCACTGTTCCAGACTCTCTATTGATAATCTCATTATCACTGACAGAGGCATTAGTCACTGAAACAGGTGTAGTGTGGTCCGTAGGGTTGGCTATCATATCTTTTGTAAGAGCCATTCCTGTGGACGTGAGATTTGGTGTCACCAGAGATGTAACAACTTTACCATCAGCACCTACAATAGTTGATCCTTGATAAGGAGTGGTATTAGGTGTTGTAGCTGGGGTTGTGGCTGGTGTAGTAGTTGGGAGTTTTGTGGAAGGTGCTCTTGTAGTCCCCGTGTGGTTATAGGCCCCTGTATTATCTTTCTCCATAAAGCCGCCAGAAGCAAATCCCCTCTTCTCAGAAGCAGAGGCTACCATCTGTTTAGCCTTATCTTCGTAAGAGGCAAACTTTTGACTGTGTGCTGGGTCAGAACGAAGGAAATTTGGGAATTGGTCCATTGGGCCTTTAAAACCCATCTTACGAGCTAAAACTTCGTTCTGCTCTTGGGTAAACCCTGAAAATTGTTTTGCCATATTACCCCCTCTTACACACTTCTAGCATAGACACATCTAACATATTCAACCATTCTAGAAAAGCTCTGGAAGCCCCTGTTGGGTCTGGCATAGACAAACGATACTCCTGAAAGACACTACAGCTTGCCCCAATCATTGTCCCTGCTGCGCAGGCGCTTAACAAGATCGCTATCAGAAACCCCGTCAACATCTCTTTTTTCTTCATAAGCAGCTTCACGAGCTTTCTCCAATTTTTTGGTGTCTTTCTGTAGGCCCTCTACAGAGGCCTCTACAGCCCCTTGACGTTTCTTGCTACGTCCATACGCCAAGAGGGCTAGAAGCCCTGCTAGGGCCACGCCAAGCCCTGTGAGGGCCTGTTTAACGATAGAGGGAAGGAAATTCCACATCAGGCCTTGTTCCTAGTCATATAACCAGCTATAACCATAAGGCCACCCTCTACCCAGAAACCAAAATCTTGCATATAGGGATCAAGGGGGTTATCGGGCCAATAGATGCTGAGGAGGGTTTTGATAGTGCCGATGATGGCACCAGAAATAATAATAGCCCACAATTTACGAGTGGGTTGTAGTGTGGGTTGCTTTATAAGTTCTGCCATCATTGGCTCCTAAAAATTTATTTTCTCTAGCCCCTTGACAAGGGTTAAATTCTGACTATATATACTTAGGGCTTTTATTTTTAGCCAAGGTTAGTATATATTAAGAAGATGTTATAAGACTTGTTCAAATGTCTCTGCATACTTCTTGATTAACGAAGCATCGTCTACACCATTCACCACTCGTCTTGCGTTGTAGTAATCAGATGCACTATCGTTAACATAACTCCCCAACTTCCTCGTTGTGAACCAACCCTCTAACATACCTTGAATAAGCATGTCAGCAGAATGTTTTGGGTCAAGAGCAAGGTCTGGGGAGTTGACAAAGTCCACACCCAGTTTCTGAGATGCCTTGTAGTAGTTGGAGTGGCCAGTAATCATAACATAACCACGACCACGATACTTGTAGCCATCGCCATCTTTTTGTGGGGTATTACCAAGAGCAGCCGCTAAAGAACCTGTGTCATATTTATCAAAATATTTAACACCACCATATTCAGTGATTGGCTGCATAGTCTTGGCAGTTTCGTGATACACTGTAGCTAAGACATATGCTTTTTGTTTAAGAGGGAGGTTGGTCATTGCGTTAAGCAGTGTTACCACCCCCTCTTTTTGTTTTTCTGACATCTTTGGAAAAAGGGGTTTCAGTCTTACAAATAATGCTTCGTAGTTGTAGGGAGATTTCTTTGAGAAAAGTTTTAGCAAAGCTTCTATGAAATTCTTCATTAACCAAACACCGTAAATGCACCATAACCATCAGAGTTACTATCTGTGTTGTTATCCGCGATACACATTGTAAAACCTGCTGTCGTTCTGGAATGGGACCAGCTAATAAGCCCGCTGGACGAAACTGTAGAGTTTGTTCCACCACCTGTCGTGACGACAGTGTAATTGGCATTTGGCATTGCCGTTGTGAAGACTACATCATAGATGCCCAACCCTGTGCGTGTAATAGAGGCGATATTGGCACTTCCAATAATACTTACACCAGCAAGACCATTGAACATGGCATGTGCTCTACACCCGTAGATAGGTGCAGAACCAGAGGCGTTAACTGCTGTTTTTACCAAAGCGCTGTTTGCTACACCAACATCATCAGAGATTTGAGCTACAACATAAGCTGTCGTAGCAATCTGTGTAGTGTTGGTGTCAACAGCCGCTGTAGGGGCTACAGGAACACCTGTTAGTGTTGGGCTAGCTGTGGGGGCTTTAGTATCAATTTGTGTTTGAATGGCAGATGTGACACCAGTTACGAAGTTTAATTGGGCTGTTGTAGCTGTCGCACCTGTAAGCTTGTTTAGTTCTGCTGTGGTCGAAGTTAGGCCAGCTAGTTTATTGATTTCAGCCGTAGTCGCTGTAACACCAGCTAGTTTATTGATTTCAGCAGTTGTGGCTGTTACACCAGACAACTTGTTAATCTCAGCAATCGTAGCTGTTAGACCAAAGTTTGACAAGGCAGCAGCACCAGTCGAGGCACCTGTTCCACCATCTGCAATTGCAAGATCGGTGATACCAGTGATTGTTCCACCAGTGATTGTCACTGCGGAGCTAACAACTGGGCCTGTGCTAGTGCCTGTGGTGTTCCCTGTTACGTTGCCTGTTACGTTTCCAACAAGGTTGCCAGCAAAATTAGTTGTAGCTGTTACAACTGTCCCCCGCACTGTAGAAGCTGTAGTTGCCCCCACTGTAGTGCCGTTAATACTTCCCCCAGTGATCACTGAGTTAGACGAAGTCAGGTTGCCAGTGAGACTGCCCACGAAACCTACAGAGGCTGTAATGGTTGTCCCACCCACTGTGGTGCCCGTAATGGCCGCAGGGGTTGTTGCACCAATCACTGTGGCATCAATTGTCCCAGCGTTAATATCTGCTGTAGTGGCTACTAAGGAAGCTAGTGTAGAAGTGCCATCTGCCCAAAACCCCTTCCAACTTTTCAAAGCAGAACCTAGATCATAGGTGTTGTCTGTCTTAGGGAGAAGGGCAGTGCCAGAGACTATGACATCTTGGATGGGACCAATCACCGTGATTGGGGCACCATTGCCTGTAGTGCCATCATGCACGTGACCTGTTGTGTTGTCGTATGCCGCAGCTAAAGCGTCAAACTCTGAATTTAAAATATCGGCGTCAACAACATTGCCGTTAGCTAGTTCATTCGTTACGTCCTGACGCACATAACCGCTCATGTTTTATCCTTACTGTCTGTCGTGTTCACGATATTCTATAATCATTGTGTCTAGTGTAAATGAGGGGTTCAGACTAGAATCTTTAATAACAATTGAGAACGTTTTACCAGCCCCAATGACATTAGCATCAAAAATATTGTCCAACTGGCCACCATACACCGCTGACCCATATATAGCCTCAGACGACCCCCAGATATAAACTCCACCACCAGCATTATCTAATGTAATTGTTGGGGGGTTGATACCATTATAATTGCTGATCTTATATCCATCATAATAAATGTTTAGATCAACAGAAAAGAGTCCTGTTGTGCTTGTATACAAAGCTAGTTTATATAGAGTTTTTCTTTTGGTTGGGTCAGTGATTGGCAAAACAGGGGATTTATAAACCGCTCTAATTGGCTCTCCATCTCGGGTAAATCCATCTTCTAATTTATAAACATACCCATCTTCATTAGCAAAAACTATATACTCTCTTCCAGACTCGTAGTTAGAATCTACACAATAAGCCTTAAATCCAAGAAGTGTCCCCCATGCTACGTTAGAAGAATCTTGGTTTGAGAATTTAGTCGCCAGCACCCCATTAGACAACTTGTCTGAAAGACCCTCAACATAGGCAAAGAGGCGATACTGGCCTTTCTCTTTTAGCGTAAGACTAGAAAATAGAGATGAACCTCTGATAAGCTCTTTAATATCTGTTTCAATTGGGGCAGATGCAAGCTCTAACCCAAAATCATCAATACGTTCAGAAGCACTTAGGTAGCGAATACCATCAGGCCCCAAGAACATAATGTCCCCACCAACCTCTTGGATGGTATCTGGATATGGACAACCTAAATCACTTGTGATATTAGACAACACAAAGTCAGAGGAACTGGTTCCCACAAGGTTTTTAATTCCGTTCTCACAGAAAATAATAAGTGAGTTACGAAAGGTAATCAGCCCTGTGATTGTCTTACCAACATTAATAATTCCACCACCTGATGCAGAAGACCAATCTAATTCATTGTAAGGGGAACTAAAAATTAAATTAGTTCCATTCCCTGCAAATAAGGTTCCATTCAACTCTGCTGTAAAGGAGGAGCCAGTGAGATCAACAGGAAACGACGCAGATGTAGCTGGGAAAGTTAGTGTATCCCCGGTGTCATTGAATACGGCTGGACGATTAGTTCCATCAACGAAGAAGATTTTATCGTCCCCGTTAAAATTAAAATTCACACCTCTTACACGACCACCTAGAGAAGGGGCTGCACCCAATGAAACCCAAGCAGAGCTAACATTGATATAATATTCGGAGAGATTTGAACCATTTTTTCGTATAGTGATAACTTTTTCAGCATTTGCTACTTTCACCCCAAGTATCTTACCAGAGCCAGCTACCTGACCGGAGATATATTTTGTATAACCTAAAACTTTTTTATATCCACCTTCTTTTGAAGGCTCAAAATTTTGTAGTTTAGTGGCAGAGCCAACAGCATTCAAACCCTGCTGAAGAGGACTCATATTAGAAATTAATCCGCCCTTAAACTCCACTGGGAATGTTTGTCGTTGATTAGCCATATATCACCCATTAACCATGTATGAACGAACATATTCATACCTGTTGATAAAGATTGTTCTCATACTCTTAACCCCCTTTGTAAATTTCTGCAAAGAGAGGGAAGCTGCATCTAAATCTCCACGGAACATGTAGGCATAATACATAGCCCCTTCATTAATCACGTGCTTAAAAGACTCAGGAACAGTGGGGACATCATCATAGGCTTCCAAGTCAACGGGAAGACGGTAATACTCATAAATGATATTATAAGCTTTGTCTGGGAGTGGGTAGACACCGTATTGAAGATTCGGTGTCCTGAAAACCATGACTGGTGCCCCCGAATTGGCACTGATAGTGTTATATTCTTGGTCAACATATTTTTCTAAATACTCTTCATAAGAGAGGACATTAAGTTTAGTTGTTCCATTACCAAGAGTTTCATCGTATTTGATACGAAAGGTGTCCATATCTACACTTTTAGTATCATTGGGAAACGAGTAGCGTGTAGTGTTAGCTACAAGAGTTTCTTCTTGAACTACATGATTAAAAGGCCATTGAAATTGATCGTAGTTAATATCACGAATAGCTGCATTAACTGCATTCTTGACATCCTCGTAGTAACCAACAGCCGAATCAAAATTGTCGGCTGTCAGCTTCACCTCATTCAATCTCTTGTTAACATCATTAACTAAGCTAAGGTAGTTATAGTCTGCCATATTAAAATTCCTTCACAGCAATACGAACACTTCTTTCCAAGACATTCCCATTACTAAGGGTGATGGCGCAAGAGATTTTATAATCTACGTTATCAAGACCATTACCAAACACAATTGTCATTTTGTTACCGGACGAACTTAATAACAAAACTGTTAGCCCATTCACTGTAGTCCCTTGTGGGGCAGGCGTCTTAACACCACCTTCATCGTCAATATACCATGCTACAGCAGTGATTGTAAGTCCTGTGCTAACAAGTTTAGCCCAATCTATTGTGTAATCAAGAACTTCATCTGGGTCTTTGTTGGGCCAGCGATATGACATTAACTCACCTTTATAATTCTATTTTGAGCATCTAGTTTAATTTGTCTCACCTCTTCTTTGTATAAGACCAACATCCTTTGAGATGTTGGCCCCATAGACGAGACAAAATCAACAAAACTAGAACTGATGAAATAATCACCTAACATTTTATGACCATGATCCAGATGTATAGTTCGACCCAGTATCACCAAGTCTTGTAATACGAATATAAGACCCAGCTTCTACGTTAGCAGCAGCAGCCGTGACCAGTGATATTGAAGGAATAATTGTTCCTGCTGTTGTAACGTTAAACATTCCATGAAGCTCTGTTCCTACACCCGCTGCGGTGCCAGCAACAGCTAGTGTTCCACCCATTGTTTCAGCATTCGAGAATGTTCCTGTTTGGGCAACAGGCGTCCCGCTTTGTGGGTTGCCTTGATCTGCACCAACAGAGTGTTGCAAAACTCTAGATACAACGGCGGTTCCTGCCCCTAACAAACTGAACGTTGCATTACCAGAGGTTGCACTCATGCTAGTAATAACCGCAACTAGTTCAAAAGAGTATCGACCTGTTTCAAGTGTAATTGCACCATTAGTAACAAGGTTAAATAATTTTTGATAAGCTGTTGTAGATGTTAATGTGTAACCAGCATTTAATTGTCCGTAAATGGGTTTTCTAGCTCCGTCTGAAATCAATACCCACCCCGGCATATCTACAACAGATGTAGAGACGGAGTCATATTGATATATCAAAGAGCCAATTGTAATGGTTGCACCCAGTTGAACACGGTCTGTTGTAGATGTGGCAAAAGCAACAGCATCTGCACGGGTTGGAAACACCCTTTGAACAGTGTTTACTAAGTGACCATCCCCGTCCATTAACCAAGTGGTAATATCTCCCCTTGTTGGAGCACCAATAATTAAAGTTCCTGTTCCCGTGACACGTGCAAATTTTGTCCCAGAAGACGCCCCTGTTGTCTTATAAACAATGGCTCCTTGTGGTAGTTCGAGTGTCCCACCCTTAACACGAAAACCAGAAAGGTATTTAGGCACCCCTGCGATTGTCGGTGTGGAGACGTTGAGCAGTGTTGGGACGCAATTAAAACGCACACCACCAGTGAAGGTATCTTCTATTTTAACAGGGCTTCGATCCTCACCATCTGCATCAGGATCAACTTCTGTAGCGTTAGTGGCTGGTCCAGTAAAATTTACATTTCCTCTAAACTCTGCCAAATCTCCACGTATAAAACGAGCAGCAATTCTTTCGCCATTGATAGTAAAGTTATTTGCAAACAATCTACCACCGGGAGCATCCATAACAAAACCGTAACGAGCAGCAGTCATGTAGCAAGACACATTATCAAAGATGATGTCCCCTACAGAGCCACCACCACTAACTGTATCTTCTAAACCCTTAATTTGGTTTCCGTCGATATTTTCGTTACCAGTGTGATCCACCGTAATATTGATATCACGGAAGGTTACATTGTGGATTGTGTTTTTACGATCTGAACCATCAGCAACAGTTCTTAGTCCATAACGACCAGAAGACCCATGGATGTTCTGGAAGAGGCAATCATAAATACCCCCTAAGAAATTAACTACAGCCCCACCATTTTGAGAGGCCCCACAAGTTGCAGCCTTGGCACGGAAAGATTGGACATATCCATTAGTATATCCGCAATTACGAATTACATCTGTTCCATTATCTTGCATAGCAAGAACAAGCATGGCTTGGTCATTAGGACCGATAGCAGTGAAATCATAAACCCAGAAGTTATCTCCCTCACTAATCCTGAAACCAGCGGCAGAAGAATCAGTGTCTCCACCCGGATCAAGATCATCTGTGATTGATCTTACGTTTCGATACCAACCATTATCACCACGAATGAAAGAGGCAGCCCCCTGAAAGTGGTTCAGGAAATCACAATCTTCCACCCTACTATTATCACAATAGAATTTAAGATGGTGGCCTGCAATATCCATTGTAGCCACACCACCAGCAACATCAAAAATGATCCCTTTAAAGAATACATTCGTTAATCGTGTGTCACCACCAGATGTAAACGTGGCATTATTAACACCAGTTTGGGTGTAATTACGACGAAAAACTGTTGCTCCCTTAGTTCCAATGATTTCTTGATAGCTGTAGTATGTAACTTGAGAATTAAACAGCAGGTCCATGCCGTCTGGATCAATAATAGTGATTCTAGCAGCAGCTAGGCCGGAAAGCACATTATTAAAGATTGGGGCAGCATCATCTGTTGCTTGGTTAAATGTTGAACCAAGAATTTTCTTTAGTGTAACAGTGGTAGAATTGTTTGCTGCACACCATGCTACAATATCTGAAACAGAAGCTGGATTAGGACCCCAGTTGGGGACTTCACAGAGATCAATTGTCCAAGAATACGTATCACTTCCAGACAACGTCCCGGTAATTGTGTAACGACCTGCATAGGTCCAGAATTGCACAAACCCCGAAGTATTCCCCGTAAGGGGATTTGACAAAGCCACCCCACCAGAGGTAAAGAGACTTGCCAAAGCTCCTGTAGAATCTCTCACTGTAATCACTGGGCTTGGTTGCACCACGCCAAATTGATTTTGCACTGTGGTTTGCCAAGGGATAAGTGTCATATTTAATTCCTATTAGAATACTAGTCCAGTTTTAGTGGCTAACCACCGCTCTGCTTGTAGAATTTGTGCATCTGTTGGTAGTGTCCCACCGCGCATTATCAGGCCATAAATGTTGCCACTGAAAAAAGCACTTGCAGCAGTTTGTCTACCAATTGAGACAGTATAGTTTCCATAGTTTCCTGCGGCTTGTGCTACAACACCAGTATTAACCACTGTTCCGTTAGCTCGAACTTTCATAAGTGATGCAGCGTTATCGTTTGTGCCAGAAATAACCATAATAATTGGCGAGGTATAAGACGCAGGTGAGTTTACCGAATACAAAGTTGAAGCATTATTCGAGAGTATATTAAAGGTTGCAGTCCCTGCCGATGCGGGTGCTCTTAATTGAGCTGCACCATTTGTTGTTGTAATCACACCACCAAAAGCCAATACAGCCCCAACGGCTGCATCCGACACTTTACGAATGCCAGCAGATATAAAAATCTTATCTGTCGCACTAAAATCCAAATTACCGGGTGTCACCAAACCATCATCAACCCCATCAAACAGCAGCCAATTCAATCCACCTGCGGTTTGGAACAAGGGACGTTGCCCTGCTGTTGCTTGTTCTGCGTAAACAGGACCAGCCGCTGTATTTAATTTCCAAGACCCTACAGGGTCATTGTTAGCTGTGACGGGGATTGTTCTGGCAACATCTTGCCACATTGTTCCTAACGCCACCTCTGCCCAAAATCCGGGGGTGCCAAATGGGAAAAGCTGGGAAATTGGTAGGCCAGAGCTTGTATAAAAACTATTAAGACCATCTAGTTGATTTAAACCGTTTAGCATTTTCTCTCTCCTAATTAGGCACAGGAGACGACAACTTGTCCACCAACAGCACTAAAACCATAAATATGTTGGGCTGCCAAACCGGGCCATAAAGCCGCTAGTGTCTGGTTGATAATAGCTCCGGGTTGATGTGGCACCATGTGTGCCGAAACGAAATCTGTTGGGGCGACGGCAGTGGTAGTCCCCTTTACCAAAATTGGGGGTCAATTGGATAAATCGACACTGCGCCCAATGCTGCTCCACCTGAATTAAGGAGGGTCCAGACGCCTGCACCAAGAGTGATTGTAGTGTGAGTGGCCATGTTAGGCTCCTTTAGGTGTTAAATAAAAAGAAGGGGCCACCACAAAGGTGGCAGCCCCTAAAAAGGTTATGCGGCGTCTTTGTTCACGACAACCGGGATACGTGGGTTCTTATCACCCTCGACCACAACGAGAACAACTCGCACTTTACCATCCAAACGAGTGGCAGTGGCACCGAGCAAGTTAACTTCTTCACCACCAGCAGCCACAACATAAGGAATTGTGGCAGGAGTGGTTGCAGACAGTGTGTTCACAGCGGCTGTAGAGGCCAGTGTGCCAGTGACAGTGGTTGTGCCTACACGGCCCACCACAGTGCCTGTGCCTGTGCCCACAGTGGTCTGTTGGACAGTGAGGGCCAGAACCACGGTGCCAGCAGCCAACGTCATCAGGTTGATCACGTCAGTGGCTGTGGTCATAGTGCCATCAGCGGAAAAGTCAAAAGTGGTTTCGATAGCGCGAGCAAAAGCCTTATCCCCGCCGTCCAAGACGAGGGAGGTGTTACGCTTTGCGCTGTTAATAGTAGCCATATTCTATGTCCTTTCCTAGATTAGGCGATGTTGTATTTAGCGGTCACAAGAGCCTCGGGACGGAGGATTTTATGGCCATAGACGTGCATACCACGCACAACATCAGCGAAAGCTTCTTGCGAACGGAAGGTTTCAGTTTTGGTGATGTTTTCCGCAGCAGCAACGGCCAGAGAATGACCAGCAACGATCACACCATAGTTTGCGTTTTGGTCTGAGGTGCCGACAGTTGTCGGGCCAGTGCCAACACGGGGCAGCGAGTTCGATTGGTAGATGGTGAAGCCATGAATCTGCTTACCAATATTACCATTACGAAGAGTGCCCTTTTCAGCAAAGTCGGAGTTGATCAAGCGGCTATCTTCGTCTTTCAACATTTCGATAAACACGGGATCAAGAACTAACCAACGACCATTTTGGTCTACGTTCTGAACATCAAGGTTACGTGCCATACGGGCAATGATACCAAGCGGAGAAGTGAGAGTGGTCGGTTTGGTTTGCTGACCGGGGAAACGAGGAGCAACCGGAATGGAGTAGTCACCACCAGAAGCAAGGAACGAACCTTTGTTCAGTTTGTTGCCGGTCAGCAATTCGTCTGCACCAGTGGTGGACAGGGCTTTAGTGCCCGGAATATCACCCGAGGTGCGAACTGTATCTGCCGGGTTACCAACAGTGGATTGCTTGAAGCCACACATGTAACCAAGAGTTTCAGCATCAAACTGGTCTCTCAGACGGAAACCAGCACGGTCAGTTGCCATTGACATCCAGTTTACGTGCGAATGGGCTTGCTCGATGTCCTCTAATTGAAAGGCAAATTCATTGGCCTGATCAATCACAAGAGTGAAATCTTCATCTACCAAGTCTTGCGGGATAATAATTTTGCCACGAGAATAGGTGCGAACACTGATCTCAGGCTCTTTTCGGCCTACCAAAAATAAATTTTTGGAATGTAGGTTGTTTATCCTACATATTATGGACGGACTATATCATCTTCCTCAGCTAAAATTTTTGTTTTACTGTAGGAAGTCTGGCGCTCTTGGGAAAAACCTAATTTATATAACATACTTTCTATTATATAGGGGCGAACAATATCTCTGAAAGTCTGACTGTCTGCTGTGTTAAATCGCAAGGAGTATAAATTATTTCTTTTGTCTATATCAAATTTAGGAGATATTTTATAGACATCTTCAAACCAAGTTTTTATGACCACTGCCTCTTCTTCTGAGCAGTAAGTGGAGACTTGGACTTGATACCCATGAATCTTCCCCAGTTTGTTAATGAACTCTTTTCCGTGTCCATCATCCATAAACCAAAGGGCAAGTCCATGATCGGTTAAATAATCTAAAGTTTGTCTTGTATATTTTTTTGTTCCAGAGGCATAAACAAGGCTGTGCATCTGTCTAAAATACTTGTTTGTTTTCACAGTTTGTAGATTAGTATACTTTTTATTGGCTGTTTTATTAAAACTCTCATACTCATAAATTTTTGGTTTTTTACCACCAAGTGCAGAATGAAGTAAATCACATTTGTGCTCTAGATACCCTCTTTGTTTAGGGGAGTGCCCAATTGTAAGTTTTGTGTATTTTACACCAAAGTTATTTGTGGCGGTATAGAGATTACCGTCCCCAAACAACATACCATAAAGTATACCTCTGTCAGTTTTATTCATAAATTGTTCCTTCGTTAGCCTCTCGGGCCACTACTACTTTTAGGGTTTTCCTAGTCTCTGAACCTTCCCCCTTCGGGGCTTGGCTGCTGATTGTCTTTTCAGAGTTCCAGCAATTCACCAGATTTGCTATAAGAATTTCTTCTTAAAGTCACCAACTAGTTAATGATCTTAACAGTATCACCAAAAGAGGCAATTTCCCCGATGTAGTCTGTGTTTACAATTGCTTGAACCACCGAGGAACGACGAAAAGCAAGCTGTGCTTTTTTAGAATAGATAATTGGCGAAAAAACGCCATTAGGAAGGCTGATGTGACCAGCCGCAGAACGAAAAGCCATTAGTATTTTCCTTTTGTTAATGGGGAAAAATGTTGTTAAACATTTTCAATTAAAACGACCATCAACATTTAAGGGCCTAAACTTTTGGGGTGGTATGTAACCTGCCGATTACAGACGGCCCATACTACATAGGGTTGTCTTATTTGTTTCATTGTCTTTCAGGGGAGGGGGAAGGCTTGCAACACCTTCCCGGCCTGATTAACGTGCCGCGCCTGAGAGGTCGTATACGAAAGTGCCATTACGTTGAGAGTCAACAATTGCACTTTCATTTTTTTCGTATTCAGACATCGACATTTTCTGCACCTGAGACTCCGTGAAAGATTTCTTTCCGGTTTCTGCTGGCACAGAGCTTACTTTATTTGAGACGACTTTAGCAGCATCACGTTTTGGATTGCTTTCTGTGAAAGCGCCCTCTTTCTTATAGAGGGACAAAGCCCAAATAACATCTTCTGCATCACCATCATAAATAAGTTTTTGCACAGAGGGGGTTTGTGTTTCTGCCCAATCGTGAAACTTATCATCACTCGTTACGTCTTCAAAATCTGGATGAACCTTGCGGATACGAGCCTCTTGTTTATTTTTCTCCAATTCATTACGAATAGACGCAACATCATCAGATTTAGGGGCTGTATTTACCACTTGTTCGTTTGCCAAAGCTCGAATAATAGCCGCAGCTTTTGGATTTTCTTTAGACCATTTTTCCGCCTCTTCAGGAGACGACAGGTCTACAGACGGGCCTTTGTTTTGTTTCAGGGCTTCAAGCTCCTGAGCAAGCCTTTTAGTTTCGTCTGCTTGTTTCTGAGAAGAACGACGAAGATCGGCGTAACGTTTTTTCCATGTCTCTTCTTCTTTCGTTAAAACCTCTTCCACAATAGGCTCTTCAACCTGTTGCTCTTTAGGCTCTTCTCCATTTTGTTCAAGTGCAGCAATCTCTGCTTCGAGATCAGTTACTGAACGTTTAGCAATGTAATCCATTAATATTTCCTTGGGGCCGCTTCTAGCGGGTGGCCATTGTTAAGGGGTTTTACGACGGGTTACAAACCCGCCATTTTTAAAATGTTTTGTCATGTTGCTATCATTCCCGTTAGGATTTCCCTTAGAGGAACTTGATTTAATAGATTGTGTAGATGATTGAGATTTACCAGAAGGACCAGCCATACCAGAAGATTTAACCGGACTTACACCCTTGTGGAATAATCCATCAAAACTTCTTTTAAGTGTATTACCAATCCCCGTGTCAGAGGAACCATTTGCTAGATTGGCTCTAGCTTCTTTCAAACTTGCTATTTGTAAAGCAGACAAAGGATTTCCTTGACGATCTACACCAGATTCAATCATTGCATCTAGTTGAGACGGCACATTCTTGTCTAGATAGTTATGTCGAGCTTTAGTGAGCAAACCTCCAAATGGAACGACAGCCCCAATTGCGGTTTCAAGCCCTTTGTTGATAAAACTATCTTTATTCTTAGCATAGTTTAGGAAGTCATCTGGCCCCCATTGATCAACTGATCCAGCCAATCCTGTTTGGGGTTTATAATCGTTTTGACGACCACCATTGTTCATACCAAAATCTTGTTTGTTTTGAACAGATTTATTTACAGGCTTTTTCATCCACAAGGGCAAGCCTGTAATTGGATCAACTGTATTATCGTCAGTTATCTGCCATTCACTTGGAACTAACCCACCTTCAGCCATTTGAACAGGGGCTGGGGTTGTTTCAGAAGACATTTCTGTTTCGTGTGCTTGAAGCTCTTCGGGAGAGAATGGCAAATCATCTGGACCTTGTCCACCAATTCGGCCACTTGCATGAAGCTCTTCCATACCTTTTTTGGCTTTGCTAATGAGCTTCTCAATATAATCTAGTCCGAAGTATTTGACAACATCTGCTGGCAGGACATACTCATTCTCAGAAAGCTTGGCATCTACATCGTCCCTCACTTCTTTGGGGGTGCTGCCCGGAGGCACCACATTACCACTTATGGGGTCTTGTTCCACTACGCCTCCTTCGGCAAATCTTGGGATGTTTTCTGTATTTTCACTTACAGGGAGATTTAACATTTCCTTGTAAGTTGAGGGGACATTATTATATTCATTCGAGTGGTTCTGAACTGTTCGTAAAACCCTTTTAAACTCATCATTAGTCCACGTCTTTCCTCGGTCTTTTTCCCAAGGATCAGACATCAAACGTTGGAAAGAGTCTAAATCTTTTCTTTCCATTGTTATGTTGGCTAAGTCTTCACCTTCATTTTGGATGTAAGCATAATAAGCCAAATCCTCATTTGGCACTGCTACTTGGGTGATGGAATATAAGTCTTTCAGGGAATTAGCAAACTCCGGATAATGTGTCTCTAGGTTTGTTAAGCCACTCTCATAAGTGAGAAGATCACCCTCTGCATCTGCGATAGCCTCGTCTAGTTGTTTGGCCGTAAAAGGAAAATTAAGAAGTTTCTTTTCTGCCAATTCTTTCCTTGAAGTGTATAACTCCCCAAGAGCCGATTTGGTAGCCTCTAATTCAGAATGATCTTGAAGATAGTTTTTAGCCTCTCTTGGAAGATTTTCCCAAGTTTGGTAAAAATCATTATACACCCTCTTGACACTAGTGCCTGTTTCTCTCCCTTCAAGGCTATCAACAGCATGTTGTAGCTCGTGCAGAGCAGTGGGGGCAATTTCATCACCCTCTCTAAGAGATAAGTCTCCACTAATCGGATTATGCTGACCTAGTGTTGAAGGAGAGTTATAAGCCTTTGTAGCTTGATCTTCTGTATAAATCGTAGTTTTTTTGTCTTTTAACTTAGGAAATGCACGATAAAGCTCTTTGTGAGGAAGAACTGTTTCATAAGTTCCATCAACACCATCTCCATTAGCTTTTAAATAATCAAGAGCAAGGGGGTTGATCCCAAACTTTCTATCGTCTGTCTCTGCCACCCAATCCCCTGTTTTGGGGTTTTGCCACACACCCTCCGACATAGCCACCTCTTTACGAGAGTAACCACGATCAATCATGTCTTGTGCTTTTTCAGCCACATCCTTGGGGGCAGAGAAGAAAACACCCAGAGCGTCTTTATCAACCCCCTTACCCAAAGCTTTAGGAGCACTACCACCTGCTACATTCAAAACAGTGTTTATTAGGTCTCCTACAGTGCCTGTGCCCGTCTCCATACGTTTAATAGGGTCATAGACATCGTGAGCCATAGCTTTACCAGTGTCTAAGAGGAAATTACCAACATCACTATTAATACCACTAATAGATTGTGGTGTGGTAAACCAGTCACCAAATTCTTTCAGTGCCTCTCCCGCTGCTTTTGTATAAGAGGGTCTTTTAGTTGTTATTTGAGGTTCAATCGTGTATTCAGAACCAAAATTGTTTTGATACCGTGATCGTCCAACTTCGTCTAGCCCAAGAAACACATCTTCGGCCCCTGTTGAAGATAGAGGTCTGTTTTCTGGGGAAACTTGATCGAGATAAGTTCTCTTATCTCCGGGATGCCACGCACCCATTCGATCAGCTTTATCCACTTCGTCTGACCAAGTGGGTTCAAATCCAATATCAGACAACTCTTTATCTGTATAACCCGCAGCGTATAAATCTTGTTGATTGGCACCTTGATTCACATAATCAAGAATTTCTTTTTTACGTTTTTCAGAGGTCCAAGTGTCTGCCATTTATTTATCCAACGAGTTAATCTCATCCCTAATTCCTGAAAGACGGCGTAAAGCAGTGATTTGACCTTGGATGCGATACACATCTTCAATCTTGACAGCTTGTTCTAACAGACGGTGTTGAGTTTTAATTTTATCACTGATGTATTCCAAGAATGCCTCATGGATGTCAAAAGTGTTTACCAGCTTTTTCATTCCGCTAAGCATTATTGTTGTCCTATGTTAGCACTAAATCCTTGCATTCCCGGAGAGGGCACTGAACCAGTGCCTATAGAGCCTCCACCAGAGCCTTGTGTATCACCAACCTGAACCCCCGGAGGGGGTGGTGGTGCTGCCCCAACAGGCCCTGTGGGGGGCTGCATAGATTTGATAAGCTCGGCTTGAATTGCAGCATCTGCAAGAGAATTGGTAATCTTATCCTCATCTAAATCAAGAGATTTTGCAATTTCACGAACAATAATATCTAGTTTGGCAAATGGTGCCAAAATTGGATTAGATACAACACCGAGGAATTGCATTAGGCGTTGACTTCTAACTTCATTGGCCATCAAACTCTCAGTGCCACGAGCACTAACTTCAAGATCACCCTTAATCTCAGGATCAAAATCAAATTGCATGTTGAATGCAAAGAAGGCTCTACCAATAGGCCCCAAGATGTAATCATCAAGGTTTTTAACAACAGTTCTGATACTGCCGTTAGCTGCATTCATCAGCATAGAGATACCAGAAGCAGTTCTCCCAACACCTTGAATACCAGTTTGTCCATACGAGTAGGAAGGAAGGCCTGTGCTTTCGTCTGCAAGGACACGAGCTTTATCAAACAATGCCATGTTCTGAGAAGAGACGTTAGGGAACTCAGTCCCAAACAAAGCTTGTCCCGGAGCACCTGATTGACGACGAAACATCTTTCCGGGGTAGATAGACAAATCTTGTCCCGGCACTAGGTTGGTTTCATCAATCTCAAATACAAGGTTCCCAGACAATGCCGCATTATCTACAGCCATACGCATAAACCCGTTCATCAGGATTTGCGTATCTTCCATGTTCTCTGCAATACCGATGCCAAAGAAACTGTAAGGGTTCATTTCGTAAGGAGCAGCATAATAAGGAATACGTGTGGGTTGGAAAGGGTTCATAACCAAGCGCAACACTTGATTTTGACAAGTCCAGATATTCACGTTTATTAAGTCATCATCATCAATTGATTTATCAACAATAACATCTTTTTCACGGAGAAGTCTAGCCTCCATAAAGCCCCAATATTCAAGCACTTCCCAACGTTCTACGTCTGGGTAAGAACTCTCGTCTTCCATAACCAATTCCCAATATTCTCGTTGGTAATCT